TATCTCCCGGTAAGAATTTTTTAAGTCCACATTTCGTAACTATCAATTCTATGAGTTTTCTCCACCGTGGAGGCTCAAACTTTTTTGATATAGGTTACTTAAACTGTGGACAGTTGTTGTCTGAGGCGGAAGGTCCAAAGAAGGTGGCGCTCAGAGATGCGGCACACCTGCGCCCTTTTATTGATAAAATGCAGATAGCGTTGGATGGAGTAAGGAATAAAGCACGAGTTCTCAATAGGCTTAAGCACTACTACAAGGAGCAAATAGCAGTCGCAACCTGTAACGGTCGACACAATCTTTTTGCACCCGTAGAATTGGGTGGTTTGGGCCTTGTATGTGAGGGTATTGACAACTACTTCACGGAGTTTCAAAAGCTCCAAGCAGGTCGATGCCACACATTTTATGAGGAACTTACGAAGGGAGATCACGGCAAAATACCAGCAAACCCCTTTGTACGTGCAATACGCACAGATGTAGCTGAGAATGAGCTCAAGAACATTAAACCCATCACTAGGGATCGGGTCACAAAACTTGTTCTGAGGAGAAAAACAGAACCTTGTCGCCAAGGTGAGTATCGTCTAAAAGACAAATTGTCCAGCATTCGAGTAGCTGGGGGAATCCATAAAGTGCAGGTTACAGCTACCGCACCTGAGAAACCCACATACAGTCTAAAGACGATCGCGAAGCGCAATATTAGCTCGATTTTCACCAACGAAAGGAAGGTGAATCCAAAAACATTCAAATACGAGCTCCGTGGATCTCTTGTCCCTGACAAGGCCAAGAGTGTCGTGTTCAAAGGAGTGTCAAATTTGGAAGATATGATGCACGAGGGGCCAACTGATGACGAATCCCTCCCGGCTGGGCCGGAAAAGATTTCAGAAATGGCTACAAAAGAGCTTTTCTGTCCACCGAAATCAAGTTTCCTGACGACACTTTATCGAACAGACTCCTACTTCTTCTCCGGAGGAGATGAGGAGGATCTAGAAAAAGCGCTTCGAAGAGATTTATGGATGTTAGGGGGCAGTAGACGCCCCCCCCCTCCCAAAAAAGAGGAGGCCTGACCCAGTGGGTCAGGGGATGGCCGCTCTAATGTGGCCATCTAGGCTACCGGGAGAATAAACTTTCTCCCAAACCAGATTAAAGCAATCTCAGACAAACAATGCCAGTAGCTAAGAATGGACAACCAAGGGCTGCCAAGAAGCCGGCACCGCCAAAGCCTAAGGCCCAAGCACCGCCTAAGCAAACTTCACCGCCAAAGGGCAAGAAGTCGACGAAGACAGACCCCAAGACCAAAG